TGTTGACGAGGGTGACGGCATCCCGTGGGGCGCGGCCATCCTGCTCGCCACTGGCGTGTTTGGCTACAAGTTTATGCGCGGTGCGCTTGGCCGTGCCGCCCGTGAGGGCGTTAAGAGCAAGGCGGCTCGCGCCATTGTTGAGCAGGAGCTTCAGCGGCAGGCGCGCATGCAGGCCTCGAAGACGGCCGCCGCAACGGCCGCACGCAATGCCGCACGCATTGGCCAGCCCGTTGCTCCGTACTCTGCCGACCTGCTTCCGGACCTCATGGATTCGCCAGAGTCCATGCTTCGCGAGGCCCCGCGCATCCTGAATGACCGCGCTGGCAGTGATGAGGTGCGGGAGATTAGCGAGGGCCTGATTGAGACGGGCCTTGTCCCTCGTGGCATGACGGTGCCATGGGAGGTCGAGACGCAGATTGCCGAGATGTTGGCAACGACGGCAGAAAATCTTGCGACCCGTGACCCTGCCCGAAAGCTGTCAGGCCCTGAGATGCTGGCCCTGAGCGTCCAGTACAAGCGTGACATTCAGCGGGCGGCATGGGCGCGCAAGCTGATGAACGACCAGTTTGCCTCGGCACAGGACCGTGAGCTGGCGGCTCGGCTTGTCGATGCACTGGAAGACCGCGTCATTCAGGCCTATACCCGAATTACGCGAGACGCAAGCCAGACTGGCCGTGACCTTAACTTGCTAAAGCTTTCCCTGAATTCTACCGACGACCCTGCCGCATGGCTTTTGCGGGCGCAGAAGCTTGCTGGTGGTCGGCAGATTGACGACGAGTTGGTGCAGGAGATTCTGGGGGCGCTTCGCAATGGCGATATCGCCGCCGCCCAGCGCGGGCTGGCCAAGGCTCGCGCAAAGTCGGCCAGCATCTTCGACCGAATTGGCGAGGGCATTCAGGCAGGTCTTCTGCTCTCGTTTGCCCGGCCCCTGCGTGACATTATTTCAAATACCACGCAAATGGCCGACCGGGTTGCCACGCTGAACGTGCTTGCGCCAGCCTTCGACCAGCTTATTTCTGGCTTGAGCGGAACGAGAACCGCTGGCGGACTGACCTCTCCTGGCGTTCGTCGGATTGCCAAGGCTGGCCTGACTGGCGCCAAGCAGGCTTGGCTCCTGATGAATCCCACTGGCAAGTACGCCGCCTCTGCTGAGGGCAAGGCGCTTATTGAACGGGCCTCGCGCCGTTACGACTGGCTTCGCGAAACGCAGTTGCAGAACCCCGTGCTTCGGGCCGTAGTGCAATGGGTTCGCCGCTCGGTGGCCGCCGCTGACCAGCCGTTCTACGAAGTTGCCTACGCATCGAGCATCGAGTCTCAGGCTCGCGCCATGGCGCTGGGTGCGGGATACAAGGGTCGAGAGCTGGCGCGCAAGGCCGACGCTCTTGCCAACCGCCCCACGAGTCAGATGCTTGCGCGAGCGGCATCTGACGCCATGGAGGCAACGTGGCAGAACGACACGCGACTGACTGCCGCCGCCAAGTGGATGTCCATGCGAGCTTCCAAGCAACCGGAACTGCGCCTTGCTGGCGTGGCCATGCTTCCGTTCGCCCAGACGCCGTCGGCCATGGCATCCGAGGCGATTGGCCGGACGCCCCTTGGCGTTGTTGCTGGGTCGGCTGGCGACCTTCGCAAGATGGCTAATGCCACGCTTCGTGACGAGGCCCAGCGCCGCCTTGTTCGGCGCCTTGCGCTTGGCTTTACTGGCGGTGGGTGGATTTACCTTGGCTACCAGCTCGCGGCCAATGGCGACATGACTGGCGCGTATCCGGTCGACCCGAACGAACGCGCTCGCTGGGACGAAGAAAACAAGGTGCCTAATGCCATTCGGCGAGGTGGCAAGTGGACTGCGCTTTCTGGCCTGCTTGGCCCACAGGCCATGCTCATGGGCGTTGGCGCGCAGTTGCATGAAGAGATGACCGGGGACGGCGGCATTGTTCGCGGTGCCATTGATATGGCAAAGGCGAGCGCCACTGGCATTGCTGGCACGATTGCCGAGTCTCCCTATGGGCGTGGCGCGTCGGCACTTGGCGAACTGATGCAAGCCGCCAAGTACTCGCGTGAATCTGAGGTGCGCGACCAGTATATCAGCCGGGCCGTTGACCAGTACGGCGGAATGGTTGTGCCGCAGATTGTTAGCCAGCTTGCCCAGGCTGTTGATGTTGACGAGAACGGCAATATCATCTCGCGTGACATTGGGCAGGGCGAGGGCATGTTTGGGCGTATGGGTGGCGCGTTCCGCTCTCGCATTCCCGGCCTTCGCGAATCTCTTCCGGTTAAGGTCTCTCCCTTCGGTCGCGTTCGCACGGAATCGCGCGGTGGCCTGATTTCGCTGTTTGACCCCATGCGCTCGCGCCAGTCGTTTGAGACTGACCTGACGCAGGGCCTTGGAGCGGCGGGATACTTCCCAACCCCCGGCAAGCCGGACGAAGAAATTGGCGAGACGCCTGCTGATTTCCTGACAAGGCGCATGGCGCAGGGTCCGCAGGAAGAGGCCCTGCTGTACGGCATCATGCTGAACGAGGATGCCATTGCTGGAACTGGCGAAGCCGTGTCCCATCCCGCGCTGAATATGCTGACGCAAAGGATGGTTGATGACTACCGGGAAACTGGCAATCGCGCAGAGCTGTACCGCAGTGTACTGGACCGCTACCGCTCGCTGGTCACTGACCAGCGTCGTGAACCCTTTAGGTGATATATGACACAGGACAAAAATAGCATCATGCTTGTCGTCGCCGGATTCTTCGGCTCCTTGATTGCGGTCGGCAAGGCGAGTCATGGCAACTTGCGGGATAATATGCTGACGATTACGGCAGGTACGTCCAGCGCATACTTCCTGACGCCAATCGTATTTACGGTTACCGGGGTTGAGCCTAGCCAGCAGACGATGAGCGCCATGGCGTTTCTTCTCGGAGTGCTGGGTCAGCGCGGTGTCGAGGTCGTTGTTGGCAAGGTGTTTCCGGAGACGAAGAATGATTGACCGACTGAACCTCCTCGCTAACGCGGTGATGACGCTCGCCTCCGCCGCGTTCTACATCATGATTTTCACGAAGGCCGCGCCGGGGTTCGATGCGACCCAGCACCTTCGGCCTCGGTCGTACTGGACCGTCCGGGTGGGCCTCAGCTTCTTCGTGGCCGGGAGTCTGCTGGCGGTGCTGACGATGCCGTCGGTGACCATCGCGCAGTTTGCGCGCAACGTTGGCACGGCCATCCTGTTTGGGTGGGCGGCAGTGTACCACGCTAAGAAATGGGGCGTGATTGCCGCGCCGCGCCGCAAGACGGGTAGCATCCCGGTGGTCAAGTGAGCCTTACGCATCCTAGCCCGAACCACAATGACCGCAATGGGCAGGCGGTCAAGGTCATCGTTCTCCACGCAGATGCCAGCCCAAACGAGAAAGGATGTCTCTCGTGGCTCCAGTCGAGCGAGTCAAAGGTCAGCTACCATGCGCTCGTCGGACGCGACGGCAAGGTCTACACGGTCGTCCCGTATGACCGTCGGGCATGGCATGCTGGCAAGGCGGTATGGGAGGGGCACAAGGATGTGAACGGCGTCTCTGTCGGCTTGTGTTTTAGCAACAAGAACGATGGCAAGGAGCCGTTGACGGAGGCGCAGAAGAAGGCGATGGTGGCGCTGATTGCAAACGTGCGCCTCAAGTATGGGCAGATTCCCGTAACGACCCACGCCCGCGTTTCTCCCGGCCGGAAGAATGACCCCGAACAGGTGCCGAACTTCAAGCTTGAGGACTATGCGTAGCCCGGCACGTTGGCTATTGCTGGCAATTGTCGCAGCGGGAATTGCCGGGTACGCACTTGCCACGGCGCAGGCCAGGCAGGCGGCGGCAATTGGCCAACTCAACTATCGCCTGGCTATGACTCGCTTGCGCGATAGCATGGCCGCCAGCGAGCAGGCGTACCAGCGCGATACGATTATCATGACGAAGGCCGTTACGCGCTACGTCACCCATCGCACGACGGACACGCTCGTCCGCAATGACACGGTGTATGTGCGCCGCGATGTGGCTGATGAGGCCCTTGCGTCATGCACGGCGGTTGTGCTATCGTGTGAAGCGAGAGTGGGTCTGCTGACCCGTGCGCTTGCCGTAGCTGAGTCTGCGCGAGTGCCTGCCCCTCCGCCAATGCCCAAGCCATCCCTGACGGCGATGACGACGGCGGCGGCGGTTGGGGCGATTCTGGCGGCGGTGGTGTTTCGGTGACGTAACGGGTTACGGCCTGTATGCATGGCACCATTCTTGCCAGTATACAGAAAACTACTACTGCGACTCTATCTCGCCACGCAGAGTTCAGTGTCGTAAGAAGGAAACTACAAACACCGCGCGCGCGTCCGGCGAAGCCGGGGGGTTGACATAAGGCGTCGATGTTGCGATAATACTGGCTCACCCTGTTGCCTTGGAGGCATCGTGCAGTCAGTCACTATCGAGAAGGGCCAGCATCTCGTCCTGAACGTCCGCGAGGTCGAGTCCGTCGCGTCGAAGAACCCGTCGTGGGATTCCCGCTGGAAGATTACGGGCATGGCGTACAACGGGACCGAGGTCAGCACCTTCATCGGCAATAAGGCGCTCATGCAACAGCTCGGCCGCAAGGGAATGGAGTCTCCGAACGAGCTGGTCGGCAAGGACTGGACGTTTGAGCGTACGGCCGAAGGATACCTGAACGTGTTGGGCGTTCGCGAGAAGGCTAAGACCGAACACCTGCCGCTGTCCGATGCGCCTGTGGCTAAGCCTGTCCCCAAGCCTGTGGCCGCGATGCCGTTTGATGAGCCTGTCGAGGGCGAGGCTGATGCGGCGTCGGCGGTGGCGGCGAAGGTCGACCAGATTCGCGAGGAGCGGCGTCAGCGCGTTGGCGAGGATATCGCGTGGGCCGTCGGTCAGGCCGACTCGTTCGTGACGCAGATTCTGGCGAACCATAACATCGAGTACACGACCGAGGCCCTGCGGTCTGTGGCCGCGTTGGCGGCGACCATCCACATCTCGTACAAGGAGTCGCGCTAATGGCGGCGAAGAAGCGGAAGGCGTCTGGTGGCCG